CTGGAATGCTTTTAAATACAGTTACAAAAAAATTGTATGATGGGGCAAAAGGGGTATCAGTTATACCTTGCCATTACAAACTAGAGTATCAAGAATGGGCTGATTTTGGAACAGGTTCTGGTAGACCAGAAAACATTTTTCCAGATGGCTCTGATATTCTAGCCCAAACAACAAAAGATGGTTCAGGTAAAGATAGATTAGAAAATGGTAATTATATCTTAACCGTTGGACAACATTTTGTGTTGATTGTTGGAGATGACGGAACTGAACAAGCTTTAGTTTCAATGAGTTCATCTCAGGGTAAGGTGAGTAGAAAATGGAACTCAATGATGATGTCCATTTCACTTGATGGAAAAAACGGTTCATACACACCGCCATCATTTAGCCACTCTTATAAACTAACAACTGTGTTAAATTCTGGCAAAGGTAATCAATGGTATGGTTACAACGTAATCAAAGAAGGTCCAGTAAAAAACCCTTCAATGTATGAACGTGCTAAGAAATTTTACACTAGTTTAGCTAGCAAATAGTGTGAATAGTAGGCGGTCGATGGAGACGTAGACCGCCTACGTTTACCGAGTGGAAATGATAGAATTAGATAAATTTATAAAAATATTCGAAGGCTTAACTAGTGCTTACGGTCAAACTGTTAAAACAGATCAGTTTAGCGAAAAAGGTAAACACAAAACTAAATCATTTACAATATCAAATCCTGTAACAAAAAAATTATGGAGAGAACATTTAGAAGGTAAAGATCCTGCTTTAGGTATAGTTCCAATTACAAAAGAAAACAAATGTAAGTGGGGATGTATTGATATTGATACATATCCTTTTGATCATAAAAAATTTATACAAAAATTAAAACAGAAAAATATACCCATGATTGTGTGCCGATCTAAATCAGGTGGTGCACACGCATTTTTATTTACAAAAGATTTTGTTCCTGCAACTGTTATGAGAGTAAAATTAAAACTTATTGCATCTGTAATGGGTTTTTCTGGTGCAGAGATATTTCCTAAACAAGATTATATAAGAGTTGATAGAGGAGACACTGGTAGTTTTTTAAATCTTCCTTATCATGCGAATGAAAGAACAGTTAGATATGCATATGGATCAGAGGGTAGTGTTTTAAAGTTACAAGAATTTTTTAACTTGTACGATAAAGTATCATTAACTTTAGAACAATTAAATGAATTAAAAATAGAAAGTGAAAAAGAAAAAACAGATTTATTTAAAGGTATGCCTCCTTGTTTGGTTACATTATTAAGTGATGGTGTGCCAGATGGTCAAAGAAATAATTGTATGTACAATGTAGGTGTGTATCTTAAGAAGAGATATCCAGACAAAGAAGAGTGGCAAAGCCATATGTTTACATACAACAAGCAATTTATGTCCCCACCTTTAGATGCAACTGAAATTAATACATTAATAGGTTCTTTAGATAGTAAAGATTATAATTACAAATGTAAGGATGAACCTATACATAGTTTTTGTGATGCTAAGAAATGTGCATTAAAAGAATTTGGTGTAGGAGACAATGCACCAGCACCAGAAATAAGTGAGATAAGAAAATATGATTCTGACCCACCAATATACTTTGCATCTATAGATGGTGAAAGTGTTGAGGTTGATGATGCAACACTACATGACCCTGAAAAATTTTCATTGGCTTGTATGAATCAAATAGGTAAACCAATGATGCCTGTACCAAAACATATGTGGCGTAGATTATTAATAAAATTATTTGCAAATTTAGAAACAATACCTGCACCAGAATCATCTAAGCTAGACGTGCAGTTAAAAGAAATATTAGCAGATTATATAAATAAAACTCCAGGTAAAGAATTAAAAGACGTTATGCGAGGTATTGCATTTACAGATACTGATGGCTTTACATATTTTAAATTTAAAGACTTTTGGAAGTTTTTATTAAGGACAAAATCGTGGGCAGAAAAAACTTATCCTAAACAAAAAACAATGAGGTTGCTACAATCTTTATTTGAAGCAGAAGAAACATTACCTAAAGTAGGTACAAAAACAATTAGATTATTAAAGATGCCTACTATTAAATTAGAAAGACCAAACCCAAGAACAACTAAAATAGAAAAATCACCATGGCTATAGTAAAAAAAATAATGGGACCACCCGGAACAGGTAAAACATATAGATTAGTAAATCACTATTTAAAAAAAGAATTAAATGAATATAATACTAACCCACAAAAAATAGTATATATTACATTTAGTAAGGCTGCAGCAGAAGAAGCAGAAGAAAGAATTTTAGAATTATTTCCTGATAAAAAATTAAAACATATATCTACCATGCATAAAATGGGTAAAAATGAATGTGGTATAGACACAAATATTCATTTACTGAAAAATAAAAAATGGAATAGATTTAAACAAGAGTATCCAGAATGGAAGAACATATCTTTTGAAACAAAACCTGATGCGGCAGGTAATCCAATGTATAAAAATAAACATTTAGAAATAATACAATATGCAAGATCTAAATTAATTTCTATAGAAAATGCAACTGTTGAATTACAAAAACACCATGATGTGGATGTAGATACAACAATACAATTAGAAACAGATTTAAAATTATACAAAGAAGGATCTAAGATGATCGAATTCTATGATATGATTAATAAGTTTGTCGAGGAAGAAAGATGTCCTCCACTCGATGCTGTCTTCCTCGATGAAGCCCAAGATTTAAGTCCACATCAATGGAAATGTTTTGATTACATAAAATCTAATTGTAAGAGAGCTTACATGGCAGGAGATGATGATCAAACTATTTATGGGTTTCAAGGAGCAGATCCTAATTGTTTTATGTTACAAGAAGGAGAAAGAGACGATCAAGAAATATCACGAAGAGTACCAAGAGCTATTCATAAAGAAGCTATGAAAATATTAGATCAACTTACAAGTAGAATAGATAAAAAATGGATACCAAGAGATGCGGAAGGAATGGTTTATCCTAATCATACACTAGATGAAATAGATTTTTCTAAAGGTCATTGGATGATATTGGCTAGAACTAATAAGTTGTTACTTAGTATTTCAGAACATTTTTATTTTTTAGGTGTAAGATTTACAGGTAAAGCAAATAAACATTTACCTAACTCTATATTAGAAGTCTATCGAATTTGGACAAGATTAAATCAAGGGGCTTCTGTCTCTTCTGAAGAAGCTGAAAAAGTTTACGCACATCTAGTAGTTAAGAAAGGGCATGTAGCAAGAGGTTACTCAGATGGTAAAAGCGTGCAGCGAGAAACGAGTGTGGATTTACAAAAATTAAAAAAAGAACATGGTTTATTGATAGAAGGTGACTGGAAACAATTGCATATTCCAGAAGATACGAAAGAATATATGCAAACATTATTAGAAAGAGGAGATACTTTAATGGATAAATCAAATATACAACTACTTACTTTACATGGTTCAAAAGGTAAAGAATGTGAAAATGTATGTTTGTTTACAGACTATGGTATTGAGGGTCAGGATGAATTTATTTATCGAGCAGCATATGAAGATTCAGATCCTGAACATAGATTGTTTTATGTAGGCACAACAAGAGCAAAAGAAAATTTATACATAATGCAACCAACATCAGATTATTATTACACAATAGGAGGACCAATAGTATGACAAACAAAGATATGTTTAAAGGAATAACTTACGAATCATTAGACAAACAGATAGGAGGGAAACATTATCGGAACATGAAAATCCAACCGGCAGAGTTTGTAAATGAAAACAAGTTGCTTTTTGCCGAAGGAAACGCTATAAAATATATTTGTAGACATCAAAATAAAGGTAAAGCAGACGATATAAAAAAGGCAATACACTATTTAGAGATGATATTAGAAAGAGATTACGATTAATGTTTGAAGCACAAACTGAATGGATAAGTCCAGAATCTTTTCCTGACCTTAAAGATCATAAATATATAGCAATTGATTTAGAAACAAGAGATCCAGGTTTAAAATCTAAAGGATCCGGTGCACTAGTTAATGAAGGAGAAATTATAGGAATTGCAGTAGCTGTAGAGGGATGGTCTGGTTATTATTCTTTTGGACATAAAGAAGGAAATTTTTTTGATGAATCTGCGGTTATGAATTGGATAAAAGATGTGTGTGCCTTACCTTG